CCGCTTAGGTGATTTCAGAGGGTATTTTCACAATGCGAATCCCGAAGTGAAGGACTATCTATCCACCAACGTGTTCATCAGTGAGAGTGATACCAATCAGATACTCACGGAACACAATATCGTATCGGTAGATGGCTTACAGATAAGCTATTTCGATTTCGCCGCATTCAAGGATAAGTACTTCGGCTACATCATCACCGATAAGAGCAAGTCCACCCTCATGTTCATCACCACCGCATCCAGCGTGGGCACATTCACCGTGCCGCTGCCCAAGAACGCCCTTCAGGTAGGCGATTACCTTGCCTTTCCGATGTTCTGCTCGTTCAACTACTCCAGCGACCACACCCTTCATCAGATGACTTGCTATGCCATCCCAAACCTCGCAGGAGGCAAGCAGTTCTCCATCATCAGCCAGTCGCAATCCGTGGCAAGCAACTTCGCACAGATTACGGCAGAGCAGAAGCTTGGTAGAATCATCGTAACGCTGAAGATGAAGAATAACGCCACTACAGTAAAAAATGTTGCTGTATATTGCGTATATCAGACCGACCCGTCCAATGGACAGAGTATGGTCGTAGGAGAGTATATGAATACGGTAGGAACGATGAATGCAGGTGAAACCAAGACTGTCAGATTCACAAATCTTACAAGTGGAAAATCGTATAAGATATACGTGATAGCAAATGGTACTTGGGTTGTAAAGAATCTTTTACCATTAAGTGATTTTATACCCGATATATAGTAGATATAAAAAAGTATAACGATAAAAAAGAAAGAAATATGAGTGTAAATAACGGAAAAATCACCCCCCATATCCATCGATGATGTTAAGTCGGTGCTGGGAGAATCGAGTAATGATGTTGCCACATTGTGCAAGTCCGCCAAAATAAATATGTGGGCAAAATACAAACCAACCTGTTACCCTTCACCTTTTCCCGATGATTGGTATAGGGCTGTAGACAACAAAGATATTGCGCCTAATGAGATTATCACAGTTGATATAGGTAGCTATGCCTTACTGGAAGGGAAAAGTTATAAAGCCATGCTTTACGTAGAAAATAAATTTGTTGACCAGATACCTTTTGCTATCTAATTCGGAAATGCAAGGCTAAATGAGAAAATGAATTAAGTTTAAACATAAAAATAAAGAAACAATTATGAAGAAGATTAAGACAATCGAGGCTGTCGCAGCCTACAGAACATTGAAGGCATTGAAGACATCATCCATGAGCGATGATGCCGCTATGCGAGTTTGGAAGAATATGAAGGCACTGCGCCACGTAGCCGATACCTACGACAAGGATGTGGAGGAAGCGCAGGAGAGCTTGAAGGACGATAAGTTCGAGGAGATGCAGCGCAAGCTCCAGGAGTGCCAGCAGCTTGAGCAGAAGCACGCCGATGAGGGCTACGAATACACCAAGGACGATTCAGCCAAGTTCGCTGAGGTCAATGAGTATTTCTACAATCAGAAGCAGAAGACCGAGAAGTACTTCTCAGACCTTGCCGACAAGGAGGTAGAGGTTGCCATTGAGGCAGTTGACGAGAAGGAGTTGTTCAAGGCAGCGAAAGATTGCGGCTTGAAGTTCGCTGATATGGAGAGCCTTGAGGTTGTGATAGGATAAACACTGATAAGTAGATATAGAAATAGCGTTAGAATTTGGCAAGAAAGCCGTTCTAACGCTATTTTTGTGACTTATTACTTTCAGATTGTTATTTTTTATAAAGTTTAACAATAAAATATTGCGCAAAACGAACAGAATTGTGCAATATTGTTTATTTTTGCAGAACTTTCCTTATTATTAAGAATGAGGAACTAAGAATAAATAATAACCCCAAAAACAAAAGGAGAAGAATTTATGACTAAAGAGGAAGAAGATGAAGTCCATCGGTTAGTTCAATCAGTCGGTGTTGTACAGTTGTCAAGAGTAATGTTTAAGGACATGGACGTTAGCGAAATGATAAACGTCATTATCCTTGCAGGTAGAGGCTACAGCATAAAGCTACTCACTTGGTTTAAGTATTATTGTGAAGTGATGCCTCTGTTTATCATGCTTTTTCATATTGCATGCATGGTAACATTTGCGTCTCATGAAAAAGAAATGTGCGTATGGTTTAAGGAGAATTGGGTATCGGCAGCATTTATCTATTTTTCCGTTTACATCCATCCGCTTGTACTTATAATTGCGAGCAGATTCTTTTGGCTCTGCTACAGATGGCGTATTCCGATGATAATCTATCTATTTGGGATAAATGCTATTCATATCGTATACTGGAATGTTTTTACCACCAACGAAATGGTGGAAGCTAATGTTGTAATACTTGTAATGACCATTATATTTTATGTATATGGTTTTGCCGATAAGTATTTCTCAGGCAAGGGCTGTCAAAGTTTAATCTCTAGATTATAATGATATGGGAAAGTTATTTGGTTATCACACCTTGGGAGTGTTATTAAAATCGTTATCGGATTCTTGTTTTCGAGCAGACGAGCAAGAGAAGAGAGGGGAGAAGGTAACTGCTTGCGGAATGAGTAGCGATGAGATAGAAGACCTTTGTGAGAACTATCTGCCGTATGCTCTCAACCCGATGCTATCCTCTTTGGAAGCAAGCGAAGCATCAACTTCACAGAGGAGGACTTTGTAGAGTTGAAAGATTTGATAATAGGTTAAAATATATAAGATATGGAAGCAAAAGAGATTATGAGTAAGTTTGATGAGCTGTATGGAATGATGGCTTCATCAACCAACGTGAAGTATATGCGCACATTTGGAGACACAATGCGCTGCATGATGAAGGATATGGCATCAAAGCACCCAGAGTTGGCGCAAGAGTATCTTGATAAGCTCTGCGCCATCAAGTGGAAGAACTATCTTACCAAGAATGAGGCATCAGAGATTGTAAAGGGAA